CCTTTCTGTTGATTAAAGAATCCCCCCCGAAGAGGGGATTAGGCATTACGACGCTGATGCCCATTTAATGATGCGCGCCTCGGATGCGGTATCGTGAACGATGCCGTAGCCGCCCATCATGTACCAGGCAATACCTTTGGAGCGGCCAAAGTCTGTTGCCAGACGACCACGAATTTCCTCGGGGATCACCAGAGCTTCAGCAACTGTATCTTCACCGAAAAAATACACCGCGTCAGACTTGGCGTTACTCCAGCTCTCGGAAGCGATAGCGGTTTGCTCGAAGAAGCGCACACCATCGTAGTGACGGCCGATTTCACCGTTCAGCATCGCCTGGAAGCCTTCCTTGATATACACATACTTCGACTCGACCGCATCCTTGAATGCACGGAACGTACCCGGACGGCCAATAGCGCAGTAGTTCGCGCCATCATAAGCGGGGATATTACGCTCCTTCATCAGGTCGGCGATCAGCTTGACGTGCGTATCGCCCATCGCCACATTGTTCGTGGTAACGGTTGCGCCGTTGGTCGTCAGCGTCAGCGCGGTAGTCGAAGTACCGGAAGCGGGCGCGACATACAACGGGGTCGCGTCGAACTGCGCATGAGCTTGAGCATCCAACACCTTCGCCGCATGGTTCTTCAGTTGCTTGTTGATGATTTCAGTCACCGGAGTGCGGGACATATCATCGAACTTGCCAGAGAAGGGTACGGCCTTCCCAAATTCTCGGATCGTCAGCGAACCCTGACCGTAGGTGAACGAACCTTCAGGGATCGGCGCATTCTCATCCAAGAATGAGTCGGTGCTGGCGTCGATGTCGCCATAACGCTCCCAGTAATACTTGTCACCGGCATGCAGCCCGGCGGTGGATGCGTCTTTAGCATCACAAAATTGCAATCTGTTACTTTCGGCTGATGCAGCCTACTGACCGCTTAACGCGGCGGGGAAATATCTCTAATCCCTCTGCAAGTTTCCATGCAGTTCAGACTATACCATCGAGAGAAATTGGCTCTCCCGCCCTTCTGGTAGTCGTTGAGGGGTCGTAATACCATGCGAACTCGCGCATGTAGTCAGCGTATAACCGTTTGAATTCGTCGTGTTCGCAGTAATCTCTGCGCGTTCCATTTCCCGCTGCAGGGATGGACTGCACATACTCAATCACCGCGATAAGAGATTGCGCTACAAGATGCTTACCTTTGAGGTATGGAGCTATTAACTTCAATAGCTTTAATGTCGAACCTTGTCTTGCGACTTCGACATTTAATCCCGTTTTCCACTTAACAGCGTTCTTGTTCATCAGTGAGTTGAAGAATACCAACCCCAATTTCTGATAAATAACGCCGATGTGGTGGATCATCCGAATATCAGTCCCGGAAATACGCACCTTAACATCAAGGTATTTCGCCCCATTGGGGTTTTCGCGCAATCCGCAAGAGATATTCCCCTCGCCATCAATCATCCCTGCCAGCCAACCAATTTCCGCTTCGGTTACATTACTCACGTTTATTACTCCCTGCTGATTGGCCAATCCTGAATACTGTTCCACTTTGGGGATTCAGGCTCTAAGGCTCGTTCCAGCATATCGAAAGGTTTTACTTCCGCCTATTTAACGGAAGCGCACACGGGGTTGAACCGCAGTGCGCAGCATATCGGAGAACTCATACGAGTACGCCATACCAGCACTAAGCTGGAGAGACCACAATTGAGACATAATATGTTTCCTTTTTTTAATAGACCGGCAACCCACGCGCGCGGCGTTGATCCGCAATTACCTGAGCTGTGGTCTTGGGTTTTGATTCAGGCGCGCCAGCCATACGGCTAGACGTTCCTGTGATAGGCTTGGATAAGCCTTGTTTTAGTTCCCGTTTGCTGGTCGTCGGTGTTTTTCCGTGCCACTCACGCACCCTTGTTCCAGCTTCTTTTAGAATCTTACCAATATCTCTCGAAGCGTCCCATTCGGGATGGTCTTTCAAGACATTCAAGGTTTCCATGTCGGCTAGTTGGTATAGCTTTGGGTCGCTCACAATTTCCTTAAAATTAACTGTGAACTCCGCCTTGGCTGTGGCGTGCAGTGCGTCGGACTCACGCTGAAAACGCGCAGTTTCGGCTCTTTGCACCTCTTGTTGGGCAGCTAAAGTTGCTTGCTCGATCATTGCTCTTGGGTCATGGGTGGCGTTACCGCGCCCAATCAATCCGGCAAGTGCGTCGATCGCCGCCTCTTCATCGCCCTCCATGAATTTCTCCATGAAACCACGGGCTTGCTGCTTCAAGTCAGACGCGTCCTTTTGGGATAGTTGCTGACCTTGATCTTGTTCTTGCTTCGCTTGTAACTGGCGCGCAAGTTGTTCGACTTGTTGGGCGCGCAGTTCGGCGGCTTGGCGCATCTCTGCTGCCTCTTTCAACCGCTTGTCTGCCGCGCTCTCTTTCTGGAGGGTGCGTGTTCCTTGTTCGATCACCTCGGACAAGGGAACCATAGTCTCCACACCATCCACTTTGATCTTAACCATCTGTCCGGCCTGCACAGACGGTGTTCGATTATCCACCTCTGCCACGCCGGTTTGATTACCGGCCTGCTCCGTGAATTCCGACTCTTCGACGTTTAATGTCGCCATGCGACGCTCGGCAATCTCACGGATTACCCGCTCGCGCTCGCTTTCCTGCCGCGCGCCCGTTTGTTCTTGTGCTGAATTTTCGTCAGCCTCTGCGTTTGCTTCTGTAATATCCGGATCAATATCAACAGCCGCGCCACCACTGCCCGCCGCTGCCTCTGTGATGCGTTGATTTTGTGCCTCTAGTTCTGCTGCTACGTCCACGCCCTGTTGGGTAGTGTTCATGGTGTTGCTCTCCTTATGGTTAAAAAATCACCCGCGTAAAACCCCGCATTACTCTAAATAATTTCCATCGGACTCATCTTCCATCGCTTGCAAGTTGGCGCCTGCGGCAATACCTGACTGCACAGCATCTGCCAGCCAATCACGGAGGCTGCGCGCCACCACGATCTTGTTTCTAGCCTTCTTGACCTTCAACCATTGCCAAGAATCCAGGTCGATCAATTCTTCGATAGCCTCTTTTTCCTGAATCTCCGCACGCCCAATCAAATAACGACCAACTTCGGAGCGCAGGAACGTCTCAACCTGCATCCCAATACGGGCATCTGCATACAACACCTTATCGTTTATATTACCCGATTGCATGTGGCACCTTTCCGTAATCACCATTCATTAGCACTTGCGCCTTAGAGTCTTGGTTTATCTGTGCAATACGCTTGTTTATATCGCGCTCTTGGTTCGCTATTTCAAACTGCAAGGCGCTGGACTGTAGCCTTAATTCTCCACGCTTTGTTTCGCTATCAGCCGCCTTGATCTGTGTGTTCACCCCATCAAGTCGATCACGCATCTCGGCAATCTGCACCGCATATTGACCACGGATATGCTCGGCTTCGGCTTTTGCCATACGATCCAGCTGGCTGTCCTCCAGCCGTGCCTCCATGTCCATCTGTTTGCCTTGTATTGTGGCATTAGCGCGAATATTCGCCACCTCAACACCGGACCGGAGTCGAGTGATCTCTTCCTGCATATCCTGCATCTGCTGTTGAAGTTCCGGCGGAATCGCACCCTGCCCCTCTTCCATCGGCTTGAAGAAGCGCGCGCCGTCCTTGTAGCCCAATGCGCCCATAACCTCGGTAATCACCGCCTCTTCGTCCAGCCGCTGCATAGCCTGCGGAACGTACTGTCCGACCGCATTCAACCCTACAGCCATACGCTCGATGCGTTGCTGTGGGTTGGTTGAGCCAAAACCCACATTTACCTTGCTGGTTAGCTCGGCTTTTAACAAATCATCTGTGATCTCGTCGATACCGAACTTTTGGTACAATTGAGCCTTGTTTCCGGCGATGCTTAATACAGTGGCATCGCTTTCGTACGTCTGCTCCAACAACATCAGTTGACGCAACACCTTCTCAACCCACGTCTCGGAAAAAATACGCAGCTCAAACTCTGTAATTGCGTTCGCGCCCTCGTTTAATAGGTTCATCCCCCCGACGGTCTCGCTTAATTTGCGGTTCGTGGCGATGGATGATTGGCTGAACGAACCCATTACCTCGTCCATGTCCATGTTAACGCGATCCTGCTCGGCATAGGCTGAGCTGGTCACATCGGCTACTTGCTCGGACATGACGGAATCGAACTCGTCCATCATCACAACACCGCCAGGAATCGAGCGGCGCAGCATGTCCCAATCAACCGACCGGCCGCGCTTGCCGAAATACCGCTTGTTCAGCACCAGCCGCACGTTGTCGTTGCGCTGATTGGCGATGTCGTTGGCTTGAATCTGCAAGCCTTCGGCCAACTCCGGCGAGCCGGACGGGTAGTTCTTGTGCGGCTCGATGTCGATGTACCCGATGGCAAACGGCCTAACGCCATGGTGGTACACCTCTTTTAGCGGTCGCGGTGGAGACAGCAATAACGTGTCGCCTAGCGTAACGAACACCATATCCTGCCCTTTATGGCGCACCACGTACTCGCGCACCCAGCCTGTGTCAAACGACCGGACACTATACGCCTGTTGTGTGGCATCCAGCCGGTTGCCCTGCCGCGCCTGCCGTGTAGTGTCATCACCATCGTTAATAGCCGCCAGAATCTCCTGATCGGAGTATTCTTGCCAATCCCCACGCTTCATGCGCTCTTGGATGTCGCCCACAAACACCTGTGATAAGTGGATCAAAAACGGGCTGCTGTTTACCGGGTCCATCCAATCGGACGCGACGCTGAAGCGGAAATTCTCGGCCGGAATTAGTTTGATCGTCGGTTTATCGACATCGACAGTGACGCGCTCTTGTAAAAATCCTCCGGCATCGATTTGATCTACCGTCTCGGAGTATTCCCATTCCTGCTTGGAGATACACACACCCTGCACCTTGGCGTCCACGTAAGCGCCGGTTACAGTCAGGAACCACGGGATAGTCTTGTCCAGCCGGTAGTTAATCAACTCCTGATTGATTGCCGCGCTGGCCACCTGTTTTTGGTCGTTGGTATTGCTGGCTATAATCGATACCGCATCCCCAGTCGAGAAAAACGCCACGCCACACGCCGCAGCACTCTTCTTGATGGACGCGCGGATCTTCGGCCGGAAAATCTTGGAGCGATACTTGTACTGCTCAGAATGATATTTGCTTCCTGGCGCATGTTTTGAGCGGAACGCGTGCATGTTCTTCTCTAACTGCTTGCGGATATTAGCGTCGAAATAGTCCGTGCTGGTGTTGTACGCGTCACGCGCAATAGCCAGCCAGTAGTCTGGGCTGCTCTCATCCTGTGCTGAAGTATCCATTTCCGGCACATCATCGACCTGCTGTATCCCGTTGTTCATGTTTCAGCTATCCCTTCACCCCGGATGTTCCGGCGCATCAATGCGTAATCATCGCCCTTGGCTATGCCTCTGCGAATCTTAAATCGCTCCAACACCTCACCCCCAGCCAACATGATCTTCTTGCTGTAATCTGCGGTCAGGTTTTGCACCGGGATAGCAAAACCTTGCACCGAGTTCGCCCCTTGGTTGCGCACCTCCAGCACACCTCCGTCAATCCTGACCGCCCATGGATGCCCCGGGTAATGCCGATTCAGTACCGTTAATACGTTTTTAATCATCACCATATCATTCGCTGATGTAGTGAGGTCAATGTCGTCGGTTAGCACTACGCTTCTCCCGTTAGACTTCCGGTATTACTGGTGGCGCGTAAAGGCTGCCACCAGGAATCTGTTCGAGGAACTTGCGGCCATTGCTGAATTCGTACTCCACATCCGGCTTGCGCAGGTCTTTGTCCGTCTGTTCCATCAGCGTGCGCCAGTCTATGTCGCCTAGTATCGGGGTGCGTTTCATTTTCAGTAATCCTCTGTCTGCGCTGGGGTTGAATACAAAAACACCGCATCGTCGTCGTTGCTGAAACCGTCGGCAACGATCGAAAAGTACCGAAAGCAGTCTGCGCCATGGCTAAACTCATCATGCAACGGCGCGTCCGGCTCGTTTGTGGTCTTGTTGATCGCGCGCCGGTAACGTTTCAGGCATTCCTGCAATCTAGTGGTTTTTTCCTTGTCGAACACTGTCATCGGGATCGCCATGCGAGCGGCCTTAATCCCGGTTTCAATTGGCAGCTTAGGCACGACGCTTACTTTGCGGCCAAAGGCCCGTAGGATGTCAGCCGCCGTCCTGCCGGTCTTGAAGTCTTTGTGTTCGCCGTCATGCGGCAAATAGTCCCGCCCCCAATTAAACCGCCTTTTTTGCAGCTCCGTCACATACCAATCCAATGTTTTGTGGCTTTCTTCGATGTAGTCGATGATTCGCACCTCGGCCCATGCCTTCTGTGCAAGAATGATCGTCATGCTGTCGTTCCAGCCCAAATCCCATACTGTATGCACCTTTAATTTTGGGTCATACGGCACATTAGTGATTCGTCCGGTGCGTACCGCCTCGCCG